GCAGAAGACGGCATACGAGATGCAGCGTAGTCTCGTGGGCTCGGAGATGTGTATAAGAGACAGTTTTCAGACTGCTCAGAATGCTGTTGCTCGTGCAACTGAATACTTTGAAAGCCTTCCGTCCCGCATTCGTGCCTCTTTCAATAATTCTCCATCTGAGTTCCTTCAGGCGCTCAATGATCCTGAACAGAGGAGTAAGCTTGAAGATCTTGGCTTTGTCGCTTCTGAAGAAGTTAAGTCTCCTGAGTCTTCTAAAGAACCTCAGCCCGCTCCGTCGACCGAGGTTAAACCGTCTGCTTCTGACAACAACGGGTAATTACCAATAACTTATATAAGGGATGGTTTCCATCCCTTCAAAATCCCTTCGATCGCCCGCTTGCGGCGATCTTTTTTTTCAGATATCTCAACGATTTGCGCACGGGTACACACCGGAACCAGTTACTTACTTGATGTAACTGGTTCCGGTGACACCCCGATGCACGTGCGGGTACCCAACGCACTGCTCGAATGTTTGCTTTCTCTTTGACTTGTGGTATATGCTTTGCCCTACGGTGATAAAGCTTTTTAAGTCTTGGTTTTAGAGCCGTAAGGCGGTTAGGTCGAGAGGGCTTTCGGACCTAGCCGCCTTTTTTGTTATCTGTAGCTATGGATTTTTAGATGTCATCAGTTAATCGTTCTACTCAGCATCTGTTTTCTCAGATTCCTTCGACTCAGATTCCTCGATCAGTCTTTGACCGTTCTCATGGATATAAGACAACTTTTAATTCTGGTTTTCTTGTACCCTTTTATGTAGACGAAGTTTTGCCAGGAGATAGCTTTAAGCTGACTGCCACTTTGTTTGCTCGTTTGGCTACGCCGATTGTTCCTTTTATGGACAATCTTTATTTGGAGACTTTCTTCTTCTTTGTTCCCAACCGCCTTGTTTGGGACAACTGGCAGAAGTTCAATGGTGAACAGAAGAATCCTACTGACTCTACTGACTTTTTAATTCCGACGGTTTCTGGCATGAATGTTCAGAATCAAACGCTTTGGGATTATTTCGGTCTTCCGACTAATGTCAATGAAACATTGAAAGTTAATGCGCTTCCTTTCCGTGCTTACAATTTGATTTTCAATGAGTGGTTTAGAGATGAGAATCTTCAAGTATCTTTGAAGGTTCCAACCGACGATGGTCCTGACAATTTGTCTGACTACAGCTTAGTTCGTCGTGGCAAGCGTCATGACTATTTCACGTCATGTTTGCCGTGGCCGCAAAAGGGACCTGGCGTGGAGATTTCGCTTGGTGGCCGTGCGAAGGTTACTGGCGATATCACTTTGGCAGCTCAGTACGGTTCGTATCATGTTGATAACGGTATCGCTTCTGTTTCCAATTGGTCTGTAGCTTATCCTGTTAATTTTACTGATCCTGTCACTTTAGGTACGAAGGATCAGCGTTGGAGTGAAGTTTCTAAATCCTTTCCTGTGAAACTTACTGCAGCTAACCCTTCGGATCCAGGTGGAATTTCTTTTTATGCTGGTCGTGGTCTAGTTTTACATGACAATATGTTCGCTGATTTGTCTAGTGCTTCTCCGATTTCGATCAACGATCTTCGCCAAGCTTTCCAGATTCAAAAGCTCTATGAACGTGATGCTCGCGGTGGTACGCGCTACACAGAGATCTTGCGTTCGCACTTTGGCGTAATCTCGCCTGATGCGCGTCTCCAACGTCCTGAGTACCTTGGTGGTTCATCTGCTCGCATTTCGATCAATCCTGTCCAGCAGACTTCAGCTACGAATGAAACGACTCCTCAGGGTAATCTTGCGGCATATGGTGTTTGTTCAGATTCCTTCCATGGATTCTCTAAGTCCTTTGTTGAGCATGGCTATGTTTTTGGTTTTGTGAATGTCCGCGCTGACCTGACTTACCAGCAAGGTTTGAACCGCATGTGGTCTCGTCAAGGTCGTTTTGACTTCTATTGGCCTGTGTTAGCGCATCTTGGCGAACAAGCTGTTCTCAATAAGGAGATCTATGCTCAAGGCACTGCTGATGACGATAAGGTCTTTGGCTATCAAGAGCGTTATGCAGAGTATCGCTATTACCCTGGCCAGATCACTGGCAAGTTCCGGTCGACTGATCCTCAGTCGCTCGATAGCTGGCATTTAGCGCAGAAGTTCAGCTCTTTGCCAGCTCTTTCGTCGCAATTCATTCAAGATAATCCGCCTGTGGAGCGTGTAATCGCTGTTCAGGATGAGCCGCAATTCTTGTTTGATTCGTATATTCGTTTGAAGTGTGCTCGTCCGATGCCTGTGTATTCAGTGCCTGGCTTGGTTGATCACTTCTAAGGAGTTGTTATGGCTTTAGTTATTTGGCTTGCTGTTGTTGGCACAGTTGTTGTTTTTGCTTTAGGACAGTAATTATGGGTTTTCCTTGGGCTGAAGCTATAGGCGGTGTTGCGAATTTAGGCAGTTCTGCTATGGCTGCTTATTTCGGTTGGAAGCATCAGAAAGAAGTGATGCAAAATCGGCATCAATGGGAAGTTGCTGATATGCGTAAAGCTGGTCTTAATCCGATTCTTTCAGCTACAGGCGGTTCTGGTGCTCCTGGCAATGCACCTATGATCGTTGCTCCTGATGTTGCTGGCGCTATGAAGTCTGGTGCTGAAGCGTCAACTCAGCACTCTGAGAAGAGTTTGAAAGACGCTCTTGAGAAACAGACTTATGTTCAGAATTCTGCTTTGCAAGCTGATGCTGGTTTGAAGCGCGCTCAGGCTGTTGCTTCTGATAGTTCTTCTAATTTGATGTGGTCTCAGACCAAGGGTCAAGAGATTGCTAATAAAATTCAAGAGGAGAATTTAAAGCAAGCGAAATTTATGACTCAGAATTCTGCTATTGCTGCTGAGAAGCAAAAGATGGTTTTTGATTACATGCGTGATCATTCCTCTGCTTGGAAGTTTGGTCAGTGGATGGGTCTTGTTAATCCGTTTAACAATACTTCCTCTGCGGCTACTTCTGCTGTAGGTGCCGCTCGTCTTGCAAAATGATAGATGCGATTCTTAAGTTCGTTAATGTTTTGCTGAACTCTGGTTCTGCGATTTGGGAGGCCTTTAAGGCCGTTAAGAAACTTTTTAAAAAGTGAGGTTTGTATGTCTCGTCGTCGTCATAAGCTTTCTCGTAAGGCATCTAAGCGTATTTTTCGTAAAGGTGCATTACGCACGAAGACTTTGAATACTCGTGCTACGCCTATGCGCGGCGGTTTTCGCATTTAAGCGTTAACCCTTGTTACCTGCCGCGGTTGTCATAGTTATCATTTTGAACATCTTAATTTCATTTGGAACTGCGCTATGGCTACTGCGGCTTTTCGGCTTACTCTTAAAGACTTTGGCGTCTGCTGGCTTATCCCTGGTGAAGAAAGCTATGTTGGTCGTCGCAAGTTGGTGACTTGGACGCTTTATCGCGATCGTCCTTGGACCGCTCTTTGCTCATTTCAGGTTCGTTTTCGCTCTTCTCGTGAGACGATTCTCCGCGAGCTTCACATTGCGTGTCTTGAAAAATGCCTTGTTTTCACCCGATAACTGCATATCGTCTTGCCGGTCAGAAGACCAAGGATGGTCAGCGTAATGCTGTGACTTTCGATCCGTCGAAGGCTATTCCTTTTTCTGAGTTCAAAATTCCTTGCGGCCAATGTATTGGTTGCAGGCTTTCTAAGTCTCGTGAATGGGCCGCTCGATGTGTTGTTGAAGCTAAGTCACATAAGAACAACATGTTTCTTACGCTGACTTATGATGATGCTCATTTGCCTGAAGATGGTTCTCTTCACTATGAGCACTTCCAGTTGTTCATGAAGCGTATGCGTAAATACTTCATGAGCCGTTTTGGTCAACAGCTTCGCTTTTTCATGTGTGGTGAGTATGGCGATAAGCTTGGTCGTCCTCACTATCACGCCATAATTTTTGGCGTGACGTTTGTAGATAAACAGCTTTGGTCGATTCGTCGAGGCAATAACTTATATCGTAGTCGTACGCTTGAGAAACTTTGGCCCTATGGTTTTAGTTCGATTGGCTCAGTTAACTTTGAGACTGCGGCTTATGTTGCTCGTTATGTTACGAAGAAAATTACAGGCCCTTTGAAGTTAGAGCACTACGACGGTAAGGTTGCTGAATTTTGTCATTGCTCTTTGAAACCTGGCATTGGTCATGACTTCTGTGAAAAGTACATGACTGATATTTATACTAATGATCGTCTTATTCTTAGTGAGAAGATTATGATGAATCCTCCAGCTTATTTTGATAAGCTGTTAGAGCGTTCAGATATTGTTCGTTATGAAGAGATTAAGCGTCTTCGCGAAAAGCGAGGTCGTGATTTTGAAGATACTGGCGAAGCTTCGCCGCAACGTCTCTCAGTTCGTGAACGCGTCCAAGAACTGAAAGCCGCTAAACTTAGACGCGTTATGGAAGAGAATCAATCATGATCCTTAAGGTTTTTTCCGTTTTCGACTCTAAACTTCAGGTTTTTAATACGCCGTTCTTCAGTCGTTCTGCAGCTGATGCATCTCGGTCTTTCTCTGATCTCGTTCGTGATAGTCGCACTACCGTTGGTCAGCATCCCGATGATTTCTTTCTTTATGAGATCGGTCAGTACTCTGATGAGACTGGAGAGCTTGTAGCCTCTGCCCCGACCCAGATCGCCGCTGCGACAGCTTTTGTATCTACGATTGAGGACCCCAAAGCGGCCGCGCCTGCTAAGGCCGAAGTCTAAGTACAGACGCGGCCGCAACACGGAGATTCTTCTAATCAGTCCTTGCGTAGTGCGAGGACTTTTTTATATGGAGCTTATATGAAGTTCAAAGTTAATCATACAAATGCTACCGCTGAAGGCATTGTCTTTACTGAACCGTCGATGACTCAACAGCACTTTAAAGATGAGACCATGATCGACAATATTCTTCAGAAGTATGCTGAGACCGGTTTTTTGACTGATCCTTTTACGCCGAAGCGTCCAATTCAGTTTGGTGACTTTTCTGACGTCACAGATTTTCAGACTGCTCAGAATGCTGTTGCTCTGTCTCTTATACACATCTCCGAGCCCACGAGACTACGCTGCATCTCGTATTCCGTCTTCTGCTTGA